CGGGCCCCTAAGGGCCCGCCCGGCACTCATGCCACATCGTGTGGTGTGCCGCGACATCGTCGGAGTAGGTTACCCCCGAAACGATGTTGTCGTCACTTCCGTAGGGAGGATCGCAATGCCTTTTGTCACGCAGACCCGGACGCTGCCTGGATCGACAGCGTATCGATCTGCTTCATGGCGTGTAAACGGCGTGAAGCAGATCACCGGACCTGTAGACAATGACATTGCAGGTGGTCAAACAACATCTAGTTGGCGTACCAAAAAGTACGGCCAACCAGATTATGTTGACTACCAGGGCTTATCGGGACCGGACTTGAGACGGCGATTGTACTCCGAGTATCAAACTCGGTTTGACAATGGCCATGAATTCTCAACGTCCAACAACCAATTTACTTATCCGTACAGTGAAGACTGTATGGTTAGTAAAACGGTTGGGTCAACAGTCACAACCTACAGAGGGCCATTGCGGCCCGATGCTGGTTTTGACTGGCCGATCTATCCGACTTTGACTGCTCCCTCTCAAGGTACTATTACCTTGAAAGGGTCCCAGTTCATTAGTCGGACAGCGCCCACGGCGAGTGAGGCTGCGCTTGCGCAGTTCCTGGGTGAACTTCTTCAGGATGGTCTCCCGAAGATCCCAGGCCTACGTGCCTTTCGAGAGAGGTCATTGGCTGCTGCTCACAAGCATGCAGGCAATACCTTTCTCGAGCAACAATTCGATGTCAAGCCCTTTATAGGTGACTTGAGATCGATGGCACAGGCTGTTTTAACCGCTGGAAAGCGGATAAAGCAGCTCAACCGAGACTCAGATCGAGTCGTTCGGCGTAGGGCTCACTTCGACGAGGATGTACAGGCTGTGGACAGAGGTCAGGAGAGCCTCGGAGCTTCATTTCTCGGTCTTCCGAGAATGAACAACTCCAGCCCTCCGGCTATGTTCACAACTGTACCTCCGACGCGTGTTGTGGACATCGTCAATCAACGATGGTCCTTTGCCAGTGCATATACTTATCACCTGGCTGATGCCACTTCGGCATTCGGTCAGTTTGATCGGTATATGGAGGAGGCTAACCGTCTCCTAGGTTCCGAGATTACTCTCGAAACCATCTGGCAGCTCACGCGATGGTCCTGGCTTGTCGATTGGTTTGTGAACGTTGGGAGTTTTCTCCACAATGTTTCACTTATGCACAACGACAGCCTGGTATTGCGCTACGGCTATGTGATGTGTCATACGACTGTCACACGGCAACGTACGATTGAGGGCATTGTTCCTATTGGAACATGCTCTCACTCGGTGCTCACGTCATATGCTCGTCGCGAGACGAAGACGCGAACACGCGCTACCCCCTACGGGTTTGGTCTGTCTGAGTCATCCTTTTCGGATACTCAGTGGGCCATCCTAGGTGCTCTTGGTTTATCCAAGAGCCCAAAGACTCTAAGGCATAACGAGTAATCCTCGTTCTTAGAGTCTCGGGGACTCACGACCGTGAGTTCCTCCATCTACTGCAAGGAACGTTGCCGTGAGTTTCTCTGACCCACAAAGTGTCACAGTTTCAGGCACAGCGATTTCGCTTCCGCGAACATCGTCTGGCCCGTCTACAGGAGGTTTTACCTCCTCTGACGGCTTGACGCAGATGGTCGTTTCCCATCAGTACGGGAAGCGATACCGGCGCATGCTGAAGCTGACCCAGTCGAAGATCTCGGCTGACCCGCTGGTCCCGTCGCAGAACGTGAAAAGTACCCAGTCTGTTTGGCTGGCTACTGACACGCCTGTGAACGGGTTCACGGTCGCCGAGTCAAAGGCATTGGTGGACGCACTTGTTGCGTACCTCTCTGCCTCGACTGGCGCAAGGGTGACCCAGCTTCTGGGTGGTGAGAACTAGACACGTTCTCGCCCAGGGAACTTCATCGGCTAAGGAACGTCGACCCCCAAATAGGAGGCAACGTTGAAAAGCCTGATGACGCTCCTGCAGTTGGTCCTTAGCGAGCTAGGGACCAGATGCGGCACGAGTACCACTCGAGATTGGAAAACCATCTCGAGTCGTGTCGAACACGAGTCGTGGTCGTTTCTTACGATCACGATGCCTTCTTTCTGTAGAGACTTCGAAAAAAGTCTCGAGGAAGGTAGGGCGGGTCACGACTCTTTTCTTGGTTTCAAGAAAAGAGGAGGTCTCCCCCTATTTTTAGGAGGTTTCCTTGACCTTGTGTTCGAACGCGGTAGTGCACGGTTGCTTCCAGATCCTAACTTGGATGCAATTTTCGCGATACGTCAGACTTGTCTGATGTTCAAGAAGATTGAACTAGAGTGTACTCCCAAAAGGAGAGCTCTAGCATTCAAGAAGTATCTGGAAGTTGAGCAAGAGGTGCGCCTGGCAGACAGT